CGAGTTAATGTTAACGTCGCCGCTCCTGTCGTTGTGCATTGCATCTCGAACCAGACAAGCTGAACGGCAGAACTGAAAGTGCCTTGCCTTGTGCCTTTAAAATAGCACACCTTCCACCATCGATTACTACCTGTATCAATCGAGCTATGCGTATAATTTGTTGTGCCAGCAGGCAAATCACTGCCTACCTGTACGTAGCTTATGCCATCCGTTGATGTATATACTCTAATGCCATCGCCCTGATTACCTGTGTTTGTCCACGTCAATTTTGCCGATGAGGACGACAGCACCGATACTGCTAAGTTCGTTGGCGTCCCCAAACCGCCCCTTCGCAGCATTACCCAAGTTATAACTTCATCATCATTGTACACCATAATCAATCTTTTATTAATTCTATTAACCTTATATTACCATTTCTTTTTTTCACACTATATTCCAATTGATTAATCAGAAACAACCTGTCTAATCCTATGTAATCAATTAACATATAATTGTTATGACCCAAATTTACATAAAATCTTAATTTTCTTACAACATTATCTATCCAGTCTTCATTATCACTCATATCACACTCCAAGACATGCCAATTCCCATCAGCTATCATACTCATATAATATTGTCTAACATAATCCTCCGAAATCTCGTGATAGTCCGTCTGCCAGTACACCTTAAAACTTTGTATCGCATAGTCCGATTTGTAACGTATATATAATTTTTTATTTTTCCGACCTTCAAACTCCGTGTCTATCTCAAACGATCCATCATCACTATTGACAAGCTGAACTTTTATATAATGTGCGTCGTTTGTATCTATATAATCCTCAAGAGTTACATCTGTTAATGTCCACAGACTCGTTAGCCTTATATTAGTCTGCACCTCATTTACACACGCAGGATCAAGAATGGCATTCAAGCACGACGGCAGTGTATCTCCTTCCCTCAACAAAAATGGAATGTTCAAACATATCCTATGTCTGTTTGTCTGCACTGCCAGTTCTTTTGCTACCAATCTGTTAATCTCATAATAGTTGTCAATCCAGAAGTATTTCATCATCCAGCCTGTTGTCGCCTGATAAGTGTTAGCGCCTGCACACATCGAGACAATAAAGTATAATCTATCATCTTCTTCATACACCGACGACAGTGGTCCAAGATGATCATACCCCCAATTTGGAAAGCCAAACCCCGTCCCATGCTTTGCATTAATAAACGGATAAGAAACAGGCTGCCATCTCTTTTCACCCTCTATATACTTGTATAAAAACAATTCATGATTATGATAATTACCTGAAAACTCATCATAACCCTCTCCGCTCACCGTGCAATATAATTCATCATTTACGACTTGCAACCCCGCATAACCAACTGCATTCTTTTGCATCGACAAATCCTTCATCTCCGCAAAGTCAAACACTGTTGAATGATATGTGTATGTTCCGTCAAGACTGTTCGAAACCAAAACTATTCTCCTGCCTGTATTACCAGTGCCATCATGTATGGTGTAATACCATTTGCCGTCTAAGTAATTAATTGAGTAATAATAGGCATAACCTATAGAAGGTATATAATCAGTATCAAGCACCCATGATTTGATGTCCGTAAACGTATCATTGTATTTCAAAATTCCGAAATCCACGATCGACCCGCTCGAGTTGAAAAATCCAACGGCAGAAACGTAATAGTTAGGCTCGTCTGGGACCGGGATGCAGTTAGTAATCGTATTAAATCCGTAGTAGCCTGCAGGATAATGTCCTGCAAACATGTCTCCCGAGCCAGCTCCTGTCTCATCTGTCCACGTTCCAAGCGGATCTGTCGCCGTAAACAAATGATGTTTGACCCTTGGCACAGAAGACCCTGAGTTATAACCTGATACTATTGTACAATACTTATTATCCGTGTGCCTTTTAAAAATCCCCGCTGCACTAACCGTGAAAGTGTAATTCCATGTCCCCGTGTTCTTTGGAAAATCAATTGTATTCTTTATGTATATATACTTTGTGTTAACTCTTATAAGTGCCATTCGATCAAGCACTGTTACTGACCCAGCTATTTGGTCATACGTCCAGAACTTATATATGTGACCATACATTGCGTCGAATCCTATATATGTAACCTTTGTAACTTTCATCGACACAGTGTCCGGCTGCGGCTGAACTGTCATGTCCCATAATGCCCACGCTTCAGGCTCTTCAACAAAGTTAGTCATACTCTCGTAAGGTGGACATTGTCCTATCTTATACCAATAACCATCAGCATCATAACCTTTATCAAGTAATATTATAGGCATCTCCTCCGTGCTGCTAAGTGTATTGTCGTTTTGAGAATTTCTGATTAATGCATTTCTTATATATCTGTTAATATTTTCTTTTTTAATCCATTCACTTGTTGCCAGATTGTTCGACAGTATCATTTGCCCCGCAAACTGCTCAACCCTGTTATACAATGTGCTATCTACTACATCCCCCAGTATTCTGTCAGTGCTTATATTTTTGCCCCTAATCCCTGTCGTCTCTATATAATTTTTTTCGCATATGTTTTCATCTGCCTGCTTAACTTTAACATTATAATATTTATTTCTTAATCGTATATTTATCAGTGCATCGCCAGTTCCAAAATCCAACCTCTGCCAGATGCTTCTTACTTTTTTCTTCTGCTGCACCTCTGAGGCAGTAGCATAGAACTTTAAGTCCCGAAAGCATGCATATACATTACTTTCATTCCCGACCAGAGTCTTCCATGCACAAAACAATCCGATGTACAGTTGATAGTCCTCACCATCATAATTTAACGCAGGCACTCTCGCCCTGAAATGTGTCCATCCACTCCAGCCTGGTTTAACCGTAACCGCATCAGTCATTATCAACGTCGATGATCCAAGCGTCCCCCATTGATAATACTCATTATCATAACGGCTTAGCACCTTATCTTTTTGCAACACCATTATCTGTGCTTGTATGTTTGAAATGTCTGACGACGTCATGTTATAAAATCCATAGTCAAACTCAAACACTAAGAAGTCATCTTCTGTTGCCGTACACTTCGATGCGAAATATTGACTTATCACAGGCTCATTTGCCGACGAGGTTCTTCTCAGTGCAATTCCTCGCTCCTCTTCTTTGACTATCGTCGATATATGATTGATTACAACATCTGACGCAGTCGACGACATCCATTCTTCAATTTCAGATGTTATGTAATCAAATCTATCAGCCCCAAAGTCATAATTCTTTATCCAGCTCTGCTGATTGCCGTAATCAAAATTTATTTTCACTTCCGATGCAGGTTGCAAAAATTCAGCTGTTCCGTTTTCTATTCCCAAAAAATCTCCTGTCACATTAATCCCCTGCCTGTCTATACGTAATATATTATTCTCAACACTTATTTTGCTTTCATTCGCATCTCCATCAAACTCGAATCCCTCGAACTCGTCTTGCCACAAATCCGCCAACCGTACAATATGAAACACTCCATCCTTCTGAAAAATAGTCGCATTAAACGTCTTAAGTATCTCCGATAGAACATAATAACAATTTTTCTCCCTGAACAGGTCTAAATTAACATACACCTGATCAAGCATCGAATAGTCTGCAGGTGAATTCATGTCCCTTTCATAGACATTTACAAACTCTCGTATATAATTATACTGACTAATGTGCTCAAGCTTTAATAATATTTCATTTATCACCCACCATGCACTCTGATAGCCTGTATAACTCTCTCCTTCATCATCAAACATTATCTCCTTAAGATATGCCAACCCATCTGTTGCTGTAAGCGTCACCTCTGCCGGCTCACAATCATAATTAATTCTTGTGTCTGTCGTCAAAAATCCTAACCAAAAAATGTCATTGTTTCTCTCCAACTGAACTATATACTGCAGTTCTCCAGCATCATACAAATCAAAAAACTCCAGAGGTCTACGTGTGTATAAATTAATCTTCAACGACGATGTTATAAACTGGCTTATATCGTTAGCTTCCTGATGATATTCAATTATAATAGGATTGTCCGTTGCACGTAGATTAATAATTTCAGAATATGGTCCCTTTCGATCAATTATAAGTAATTTGTAATAATCGCCTCGATCGTCGTAAAAATCCAATCTGTATTTTGTATAATAGCTCATACTTTCATATAATTATACTTTTCTGTAATACGATGAATATGCTTTTTCGACAATCAGTACCAGGTCTTCGCCCTTTATTTTTCCCGTCACATCTACAGTTATATGTCCGCTCCGTTGTATCATATTTTGTAGCTTACTTAAAGGAGCCACCACCTCAGGATTACTTCTTGCCCCTTGATATTCACCGATCATTGCTAGTGTAGGTCCGTAAACTATTCCACCCTCCGCCATCTTACGACTTTTAACTGCAGAGATCACCGACATCATCGTTGCTATACCTGAAACTGCAAGCCCGACACCTATAAGACCCTTTAAGCCCTCCTTCGCAAAAATCCCGGCTGCTGCCAGAGTTGTCAGAACACCAACCGTCTCACTTGCCATCTTACTGATAATGTTCATTGCTTCACTGAAGTTCAGCGCCCCATCCTGCACTGCAACCCCAATCGTTTCTCCCAGATTCGCAAAAGCCATTGCCAGAGTGTTTATGTCCTCGCCCGTTAACTTTGCACGTTCACTTATCGTCGCATATATATCAGTCTTTAACGTCGCACCAACCGCCGGCGCAAGTGAAGGTAATGTCGGAATCCCGGCAATCGGAGCAATTCCTTCAAATCCTTGTATCCTTTTGATCTTTTCACCCTGCTCATCCAATCTGTTATTAATCCTCTCAACCATGTTGAGCCTGTTCTGCTCCGATGCGATGACCTGATAATAATTCGATAAAATTTCTGCAATCCTGTCCCTGTGCTTATCACTCAGATCCGAGATCGGACGCCACAATGCAACCCATTTTCTCATTTCTTCAGGCACCTCTGCCATCGCCTCGTTTACTGCCTTCTGCCGCTTTGCAATGTTCTTCTCATATTCTTCCCCGAAAGGCGTTAGCGTGTTCCTCATGTAATTATCAAGCTTCTTCTGCGCCTCCATCGCCTTTGTCAGCGCGTCCTGCTGCTCTTTCGTGAATTTAGAGTAGTTGAATACATAATCCAGAACGGCCTGTGCATCTTTTTCGCTTATACTGTATTTCTGCCTTAACGTATCAATTTCTCCCTTGATTGCCGTTTCGACCATGTTCCGCCGCAAATCCCATTCTTCCTTGTAAATCTTGTTAATCCTTTCAGCCGCTGCCTGCCTTTCCTTCTCGCTCTTTGTTGTATCCCTAACAATCCCCTGTAATTTTGCAATCTCCAATGCATTTTCGGCACTCAACACATTGATGCTTCTCTGCCTGTCCGCAAGATCATCATAGACACTCTCAAGCTGCTTTGCAGCCTTGTAAGCATTGACAAGAGAAACGGAGAAATCCAGAGAGGCAAGATTCTGCGCTGCTGTCGTTGCCACTTCCTGAATGCCCTTTATTGTTTGCTGTAATTTATCGCCTGACAGCTGCGTGCTATCAAAAATCTTTTTAATAGCTCCAAAGGCGGCAGCGACACCTCCTGCGGTAAACAGTGCCTTAATGGAAGTGGCTACCTTGCTCATAGACTTCTCAAGCATCCCAGTCTTATCAGATGCATCTTTCAACCCCTTCTCATAATCCTTCGCATCAAGGCCTAACTTCGCTTTTAACTGATACTCCTCTGCCATTTAATGTTATTTAACAAATTATTCACTTCTTCCCATTCTTCTTTCGTAATTCTCTCTTTTTCCTCATAATTCCTATCTATCACCAAAGGCATCAGATCGCTTCCCCTTACAGGCATTGAACCTTCTTTCCTATTGATGTTAATCGTCGCCGCAAGCAATTCCCTGCTCATAACAACCTGCTTTGCCAGCCTGTATAGATAACCTTCTATGGCTGCCTCCACCTCTCCCCATGACATCCGCCACAAGTCCTCCGCCTTTATCTCCGCTTCCGATGCCAGTGTTATTATTTCCTTCCATGTCAACTCACGTCCTCCTTTTTTTTTATCTCTTCCTTTTTCCCATCAAGCCTGAAGCCCAACAGCTTGCTGCTTAACATCGCTTTTTGAAAGACATTTAAAATTCCTTCCTCCTCGTTACAAGCCTCAATGAAAGCCTCAAGTGTCATATCTTCCCTGTCCCCTTTCATCCTCATTGCCGTTACATGTGCATAATAAGCCATCACGAGAATTGCGTAAGGGTCAGGTGCTTTTATCATCTGTTCACCATCCCAAACACCATACAACCCTGTTGAGGCAATCTCATTCAAATCGACATTAAAATGCCTGCAATATAGTGCAGATGCATTCGTCCCGAATTTGAACGGCAACTTACGTGCAATTGCAAAGAACTGCACCTCTATATAACCTGACAGTTCATTCATATCTCAACTTTTAATAACTATGATGTAGGTACTGTTCCCTTTGTTATCGGACCGGAGCTCTCAAACACAGCCCGGAGTGTTGACAATTCGTTGTTAGTTCCTGTCAGCGAGAAACTTGATAGTTTCGCCGCAAATCTCCAGACATTACCACCGCCGACACCTTCAATCTGCGCTACCTCCAGTGTTGTGATAGATGTTCTGTTAATTAACATGTCAACAATCTCCTCAGCAGAAAAAGTGCCTGCCGGATCATAAAGTGCATCGACCGTAACAGTTGCTCCTCTGTCGCCGTATTCCTTGACTCTCCACCCGGCGGATGTTTTGTCGGAAGCATTGAGCAATGTTATGTCGCCATCATAGGTGAATGAAGTAGCGCCTGCTATTGGCACACCGTTCACCAGAACCCTTAAATATTCACCTTTAACCTTTGTCATTTTACTTGTCCTCCTCAAATTTTAAAATTAGACTTAATTTTGATTGTATTGTAAGACCATCGTTGTCAACGACAGGATTAATATTTCCCCCTTCTATGTACCCATTAACAAATTTAATATCATTTGCATTAAAATAATCTATCCCCGGGCAGCCTTCAGATAGTACAAAAAGCTCTCCTTCAAAGTCGTCAACAATTGATGTTGTAATGCTGTCCGCCTGCTCATACGTTGCAGCAGCACCAATCCCGGGTCTTGTTATTACTATAATTGTCGTTATAACTTTAATAATTTTTGACATATACATAAATTCTTCCACCTCCCAGCTTTGTTCACCTATGATGATGCAAGGGAAAGTAAGTGTTTGTGGGGGTGAAGAATATACAGGCACATAACTACCTCCGTAACTGATTCGTCCGTTCAGCTCTTCATATATAGCGCTCCTTACATGTCCGCAAAGATTTCTCATCTTCTAAATCCTAATTTTTCAAGTTCTTTCAAAAAAGCCTTCTTCACCCTCTCAAAAGGCGGGTAGAAAAAATGCCGGCCCGGAGGCGTAAACGGAACTGGGTAATAAGTTCCTTCAACCTTGCCCTTTGCCTTAAATTCCTGAAAATAGCCATATGCTGCTTCAACCTTTTGCAGAGAGCCGAGCCTGTCGGCTGTATATAATGCCGTGATGCTTCTTCGCAGTAGTCCTGTCCTTACCGGTGCTCTCTCTTTTGCTTCCCGCACATGCATCTCGGCAAATCGAACAACAAGGTTGCGACACCTATCGACATGTTTATCTCCCTGTGTCTTCAGCCAACTCCTGAACGCTGACTGCTCTGCTTCCGGTAAACTTAATTGAATCATCTGTATGCCTTTATCTTTGTTGTTGTGTCATCACTGATTACCTCGTATATAACCCAGTCGTAACCGTCATACGTTAACTTACAACCCGCCCATACGTTCGTATTCCTTCTTATCTCAAACTCGGCGGCTGTAAAATAATGAATGCCTGAATACAGTAACTCCCTTGCCTGTCCTATCTCCTTATAACTTGCCCATTCATTTGTCGATGTAGTCCATTTCGTTACATAGCCACCCTGACCATCTGTTGTTTGCGTCGGCGTGTAAATCGTGATATAATGTTTGCGGGCCCCGATCCTCATAGCCACCTCCTCTCCATATATGGAGCAACCAATTTCTTAGTGCCGCCCGATATTTCGGTCCAATTCTCATCTGTAATATTTTCCCTTTTGTCATAAGCATCAAGAATCTCACGAAGCAACGCAACTTTCAAGTCCGCAGGAAGGGAAGGACAACCCGTTGCACCATAACCGACCGTGTATTCAATCAACACCTCATTTTTTTTGCTGCCTCCGATGTTACAGAAAATCAACTTACCCCAAGGAAGCCCCCAGATATAATAATCTGTGTTTTTAACTAATGAAGTTTCACCTCCTTCATAATCAATGACTTTAACAGAGTCCACAGATGAAACAGGCTGCCGGGGCAGAATTAATCCGCCTTCCATGTTTTCGTTTATTCTTCTGTTTAACTCCTCCAATGTAAGACTTGTATACACTACCTGAGATCCGAAAGCCTTGCCCGTGTAATTTTCCAAAGCCTTGCGGCAGGATGTAATGAGTGTTGCTATCAGAGTGTCATCACTCGAAGTGTTGATCTTACAAAAATTCTTGACCTCCGCAACAGTAACCGGCTCGCTCGACACATCCGTTTTTACCCAAGTTCTCATTTCACTACTCCATTATTATTTAACGTTTTATATCTTCTTTCTACCAGAATTATCTTCTCACCTTTCTTGTGATTCTCATAATCCTGCAAGAATTCTGTTGCTACAAAGCCATCAGGAACGGGCACCTCTGTCGTTATCTCTTTCTTTTCCTTCACAGGCTCGCTTTTAATCTCTCTTTTTTCCCGTGAAACAGTCCGATAGCTATCGGATTTTTTCTTTTTACTTGTTTTTTTTGGTGCCATGACTCTATAATTTTTTGTTTATCGCATTCATTAAAAATATTTCAAGTTCGTCAATCTCTTTCAGATACTTTTTCTCAAATTCATCGGCTCTCTCCAGACATTTTTTCGACATCTCCTCATAATAATCCTTGTCATCAAGTAATTTTCTTATTGCACTTTTCCACCCTTCAATGTCTTCATGATTAACAAAAATTCCTGCCTCTCCTAAGTTTTCCTTCAATCCTTCCGTTGGACTAGCTATAACAGGTATGCCATTGATCATAGCTTCAAGGGCAGTTCGTCCAAAACTTTCATATTTTGAGGGCATAATTAATATTTTGGTCTTGGCATATATGGAAGATATATCCGGTGTATTCTCCACATATCTGATATTTTTAATATTTTCATCTATCTCCTGATATCCATATCCGCCTTTGACTCCCATAAACTTCACATCCGGCATCTCTTTTGCAAGTTGCTGAAGCACCTTACCTCCTTTCCCTTCCCAGAGATTTATAAGTGTTACATATTTTACTTTTTCTTTCTTTGAGGCCCTGACCCTCTCAGCATCGACAAAGGGATGCACGACAATCCCGGGATTTGGATAACGCAGCGCATCTCTTGTATATTCCGTATTGTACACTACATACAGCCACCGCTTCCTCATCTCAGTCTTGTGTTTCTCCGCAATCCCGGCATAACGGTGCGTATTATGAACCAGAAGAACGTAAGGCTTCCCAAAGAACTCAGCCCTATTTAGGGCCTTGCCGTAACGATCCAGATGCGATATAATTATATCACACCATGCAATTTCTTTTTTAACGACCTCGACATCATTATCTCCCACAACCTCAATGCCCTGATAATTATAATCTTTAAGCCCTGTTATGGGAATCATTACCTTACATTTATGACCTTTCTCTGTCAATTTTTTTAACAGATCAAAAAGCATCCACTCTGCACCGGCGTTGTGCATCGGAGGGAAGCCATGTACCATCGCAAGTAAATTCATATCAGTTAATTTAAGTTGTGCTCAATATTTCAAAGATACAAACTGAAAGCAATTCACAACTATCAATTCATTTATGATTATCGGCAATATTGCAAACGATCCTATCGGCATAATCTTTTTTTTAAAAAGGGGCCGGGAACAGGTCCCGGTCCCCAGTTAATTAATATTAAGCTGTACCCTGAGCCAGAGCTGCAGCAAAGCCTCCGTAAACGAATGCGTGCGGACAATAAACCGCAAGAGCTATCCTCTCGTGACATCTCACCGTCACCATGCCTTTGATGAAGTTGTCTTCATTTGCATTACTAAACTCAATCGTCAGCTTCCTGCGATCAAACAGCTGAGCGCCCTTCTTAAAGTCGCCCACTAAGAAGTAACCTTCGCTCATCGCCGTTGACTCAATAATAGGCACTGCGTCTATCGACGGATTATTCCCAACAAACACCCAGGGATAGAGGTATTGTCCATTGGCGTCTTTCGTCAATTTCAGCAGCGCTGCATCGTTAGGATGCAGCAGAATAGCTGTCGGCCTATATTCATAAATCTTTGTCTGCCGGCAAGCATCCACAAGCACATCGATCCTCTGTACATTGGAATCAGCAAGATTGTCGCTGTAAGCTGTTCCCTTCGTCAAAATACCATAAGTCGCATCGGAAAGGATAAAACTATCTTCAGCGTTCCTTAGTTTCTCAGGCAGGCGCGTAGTGATATAACTTGTCAGCCCAGCCACATCCTCAAGCATATTCTCGCTAATTACGATGTAAGAAGTGATGAGCTTCACGGCGGCATCTACCTGTTTCAGTGTGAAATCCTCCTGATTATACTCAGTACCTTCAGTTGTGACCGCAGCAGCGGCTGTATAGGAATATTCCTGTATAAACGATACCAGGTTCGAGTTCGTTTCGCCGACTGAAAGCAGATCCCTCATCCGTACGGCCCTTGTCGGATCATACTTAATGCCAGGTACATAATTCGGAGGCACTACCTGCGTGCTGTTAAATGCGTTCAGCTCTGTCATATCAATGACTGTCTTCTGTTCGAAATCGAAGCTACGGCCTCTAAGCCCACGGCCACCTTCTTTCGCAATTATATCAGAGAGCCGTTCCTTAAGTTCAACAGCAAAAGGTTTCTCCGTTGAGCCATAAGTCCAGATCCTTTTTGACTTTGCCTCCATCTCATCGAGCCTTTCTCTTAGCTTAGCATATTCTGCCAGTTTGGGCTCCAGCTCAGCCTTTACCTCCTTCAGGAGTCTTGCATGTGTTTCCTCGCTGACCTTAGCAGTTAGCTTCTCGTTTGACTCTTTGATTTTTTTATCAATCTCCTGTCCAAACTTTTCTAATGCTTCTTTTAACTCATTTGCTTCCATAATTTATAGTTTTAAATTGTTAGACAATATTTTAAACATCTCATCAGC